CCGTAGGCACTGGTATGGTCGGCGCTCCCGCCTGCGGAGACGTAATGGTTCTTTATATAGAAGTGAATGAAGGAATAATACTGGATGCAAAGTTTAAAACCTATGGGTGTGGAAGTGCAATTGCTAGTAGCTCTTTGCTTACCGAGTGGGTGAAAGGACGAAGCCTTGAAGAGGCTGGAAGTATTAAAAACACTGAACTAGCAGAAGAACTCTGTCTTCCCCCAGTTAAAATACATTGTAGTGTCCTAGCAGAAGATGCAATTAAAGCTGCAATTAAAGACTATAGAGCCAAACAAAATTCTTGACATTTATACTAAATTCTTGTATAATTAACTCTTATAAAAAAGGAAAAGAACAAATGATTATTCACGTTATTTTAGATCCAGAGCAAATGCAAGTAGTGTTTATGTCACCCTCAAACGAAGCCTATGGAGAATTCATAGCGGAACTCAGAAGAGAAATGTTAGAGGACGAAATGATCGAAGAAGATGCTGACTTAGATAGTAATGATATTCTGGAAATGTACGGTAACTGGTATTACGATGTTTATAGCACCCTCGGTGTCGACGGTTGGGACGAGCACTTTAAAGAGGTTGAATAATGGACGATAAGACTTTCGATGAGTTACTAGAGAGTGTAAAAGAGATGGACAATATGATTATGAATGCTAACGAATTAAGATATAGATTTGAAAAGTTAGCAGACGAATTCGGTCATTCTTATGTGTTAAAAGCGCTACTAGCAATGCTGACACAAAATCAATTACAGGAGTATTATGAACACTTTAATAATCTTCATCCAGGAATATACGATGAAGATGGGAATCATATCTAAGATATTAATATTAACTTTAGTATGGACAATAGTAGGAGTTATTATATGACAAGGGTGACAAACGGATCAAAAGATAGATTTGTTTTAGAGCAAAACGTAATGAACTGCTGGGAGATTATTGAAGACCTTGATCTTCTAGCGGACAGTATCATAAACAGCGATAAGTATAGTCTAGGCCCTGAGGATGAAGATCGGGTAGTTAATAAGCTCACAGGCATTAAAGAGTTGTATGAAATGCGATTTGATCGCCTGTGGGATACATTTGAGGATATGGTAAAACATGGGCAATTATAGTTTCGAGGAAGAACAAAGGCTTGCAAAAAGAATGGCATGGCTAACAGCTATTAATACTATTTGTTTATTCACTTTTCTAGGTGTATTCATTTATACTTTAGTATGAAAAAGTTGGTAGACATACTCGATAGAGTTTTTGAAAGACTATACTGGACAACCATAGTGTTAGTTCCGGTATTAGTCTTACTCGCATTTCTAATAGAAATAGGAAAGTACATCATAGCATGACATATAAAGAAGAACTATCTTTAGAATTCTGGAAGGGATTCTTTTTGGGGTATCTATCTGGTTTTATTTTGCTATCGATAATATATATTATATTTAGCTAAATTGAGGCGGGGTTATTATGAGTAGTTGGAGCTACAGAGTTGTGAAAAAAGAGGGAGCCTTTGGTATTCATGAAGTTTACTATGATGATGAAGGACGTGAAAATATGTGCACAGAGAATCCAATAGATATGTATGGAGAGAGTGCAGATGATTTAGAGTTTATGATTAGAGAGTTCAAAGTTGCAATGAAACAACCTTGGTTAAGTTATGAAAATTTTTGAGGATACTATATGAAATGGATAGCATATACATTTTGGATATTCTATGTAATTATACAAGGAGGTAAAGTACTAGATACGACAGCCTCCGATATGGTATTTATAATAGTAGGATTGATAGTTGGATTGATTGTCCTTCCCCTAACTTTTTTAGTTGAGACAGAGTAGTGAGCATAGACGAAGATATTAAAGAGAAGTTTGAAGGAAGTACTATGAGCAAGGCAGGACGTCTTGCCATGGAATTAACTGCGGAACGAAAGCGGTTGAAACAAGAAATGACAGAGCTTCAGATGGAAGTAGAGGATTTAAAACCTACTACTCCTACAGGGACTCTTGACAGTTATGTAAAATGGGCTGCTACAATTTCTGCGGTTACTGGAATATTTCTACAGCAGGCAGACTTTTTTACTGCAGGACAATCTCTGTATGCACTAAGTGCCATATGTTGGATTTATGTTGGTAGTATATGGAATGATAAAGCCATTATGATTGGCAGTGCTATATCAGGTACAGCCGTGTTACTAACATTAACGAAGTACTATTCTTAGGTATTCCGAAGGGCCTTTAGCTCAGATGGTTAGAGCATCCGACTCATAATCGGCAGGTCCAAGGTTCAAATCCTTGAAGGCCCACCACCTATGGTACTCCATCCAAAATAGTAATACTTGCGTCAGACCCAAGTATTGTTAGTTCTACCTTATAGCTAGGAACTACTACTTGCACATCAAACGTATCAACCAAGATACTATCAACACTATAAGAAGACGGGGCAGTAGATCGTACTGATACACTGGCTTCAATATTGGTAGGGTTTGCAGTTACAATTGCAGAGTACGCCCCTGCAGTTGTAATTTCGATATCTTGTGCAGAGTAATATTTATCAAAAATACCCCCTCTCCACCCTCTCGTTGCGAGAGATATTCTTCTACCAATTCCAGTATGGCTGCTCACTATTCTTCTCTAGAGACAATAGTGATTTCATTTGTAGGATTAGTGATATTCATCTTGAGAGCCTCACCTGTGGTAATACTATCATCAGTAATAATCTGAGGATGTTCTTTATCTAACCCTAACGATCTCCAAACTTCTAGAAGCCTTAGCTCTGTTTTAAGCCCTCCAGCAATAGAAACAGTTGGCAGAGTACTTCTTGTAAGTGCAATGGTTACTCCGCTCTGTGGGTTTACAGGATTACCTCCCTCTTCTCGGGTATAAATATTACCTATAATATCAAGAATATAGCCAGTAAGGTTTAAATCAGCGGGAATCCAAGGCTGTATTCGCCAGCCGTTCTCTAGAAAGTATGAATCTCCTAGTGCCGTAGTTTCTGTAATAGGGTCTCCCCCAGTAGTAGTTATAGCATCATACCACTGACTATTTTTCCTCTGAAGCATCCACTCTTTCCAGTTACTATAGATATCGATTTTTACATCGATAGAGGTTTCACCCGGGTTTACCCGGATGAGTCTATTTTCTCCATCAAATGTAACTTTCATAGCTCCTGGTGTATCGGGCAAGTTTCTAGGTGCCCAATACGACCATTCGCCATAGTTAAAAATTACGCTAGGCATTTACTGGATTCTCTCTTTCCATGCAAGATTGATTCGAATATTATGTACCTCATCTTCCACAGGTCTTTTTATAGGGTTCCACATAAATGTCCATGCTGATTGGGCAGGGGGAGTACCAGTAATGATAGCTCCAGTACTTTGGCTGCCACTGCCTTTAACGGCGTTTAATACGGTTCTATAGTCTAACGGGTGAGAGTTAACTTCCGTAGTAAATACATCTAATGAAAACGCATGATGGTGGTAGCTAGTAGCCGTACCTGCAGTCTCTTGAGCAGCAACTACATCTGTAGCATACGTAAAATTATGCTCGTCTATTACAGTAACTAATACTACTTCATATAAAGTATAAGTACCAGTAGGCCCAGGATAAGGAGCTACAAGAACAATTTCAGTATCACTAATTGTAGAAATTTCTCCATGCCTTTCATCAACTTCAATAAAGTCTCCAGGATTTAATCCAGTTGCAGTAAACCCTGTTCCAGTAATAGCAACACTTCCATTAGTAACTACAGCATTTGCGACACTAGCAGTATTGAAACTAGTAGTACCTGAAATCCTTACTTTATCATTAGTATTAAAATGATGCTCATATGTGCGAACAGATGCAGTGCCTCCTGCAGCAACAATAGTATCGATAGAACGTATCCTTTCTATACAGAACGAATCACCGGATACAACCGAATCAACTGTAGTAGATTGTCTATCCCCCACTAAGAAATAATCAGTACTAGTGCCTCTAGAGCCTAACTCCAAAATTCTAACACGTTCATTAATTGCAGCTCCAGACTTAAAGGTAATATGATCATTTTCATGCCCATGGTGTAATCCAGTATAGTTAGCACTTAGTTCTCGAGTAGCTCTATCGTCTTCAAGAAGTTCCACAGTATTATATAGCTGCATCTCGTTTGAGTCTTGTAAAGACGTAATATAGGTATTACCATTTAAAAAGGTTAAGCCCGCCTCGGTAACTCCTGAGACTGTAATGGGATTTGTGTCATCAAAAAAGTGTACAGAACTTTGTAGTACTGGGTTAACTCCAACTCTCAAAGTTAGGCACTGTCCAGTACCGTAAGGGTTATCTTCCCCAGTAATACTGTATAGGTCTTGAGATCTTACAGAGGTTGCTGCTTCTGAGTTAACTCTCTCTGTTCCATACTGTAACGTATTAAATATCTCACTAAAATTAAGTTCAGTAACGCCTTTGATAGGCCTTCGAAACATTTCTGGGCCATGCCCAGTATGAAAGGACTTTTCGTCGAGCTCAGTAGTAGCATAAGAGATTGGAGACCACTCTAACCCTTTAAGAATACATTTACGAAATATTCTAATTTCGCCGCGAATATCATCACCATTTGCATCATAAGCATCAATAGTTAGAAATTTTGGCAAGTATAAAGAATGATTGTCTATTCCACTAATTTGTAATATTGGACGCATAGAAAATAGATAATGGCTGCTGCTGTATACAGAATCTTTATCTATACGGAAGGACTCATCTAGGCTTCTAAAGCTTCCTTCTTCCAGAATATTTGTACTACCAGTACCTTCTGACCATACACCGGCTCCATACGCAAAAAGACTCTTCTCACCTGTAGCTAAAGTTCCATCCCATACATTTTGTGCCCAACAAATAGGCAGATTAGGGTTACCAGTAGCATTATGAAGCCAAGCTCCAGAAGCTGACCCATTTCCCATATCCATTTCGTGAACTATCAAGCGTACTCCTTGATAGTATACTCCATACCGAATACTACCTCCTCCGAGATGTTGAAAATCCACCCAATATTGATTAGTTTTATTGATATTTAGTTTCATACCAGAAGGATTAGTTCCTCCTCCAGTACCAGTTAAATTATCTTTATTCCATGCTGATTGAGGTATACGATTTTCTGTTTTAACTCCTTCAAAAGTTCTACGATGAACTAACGATAAAGCACTTCCGTCACCATCCCCACCATTACTTAAATCTGAACCTAGTTGAAAGAAAAATCCATCGTCTGCATCAAACATACCCCATCTACGACTACAACCGTCTACTCCCGTATCCCCCACTCTTGTAGCCATAACGACAAGCTGGTTCGCTCCTGGAACATATGGGTGGTATAGGTTACTAGTGTGTGTAGACTTGGAGCCTGTAACAGCTTGAACTTTTACCTCTACTGCTTGATACCCTTCTTTCCATTCAACTGTTCCACCAGTACCTAGACTATTTGAAAACTGATCAAATAAAGGCCCTTTATTAAAAATATATTGTGCAAGTAGTTGCTTATTGGAAGTACGTAACTCTCCATATTGAGTCAACTCAGGAGCCCCTTCTTGGAAGGTTATCTGCCCTGACCCAAATTTATCAATGTTCCACCCATATTCAGGGTTATCATACCCCATAATATTCTGAGCGGGGACGTATAAATCTTGGGCGGGTCCGTTAACATACCCTACGATTTGTCCATCAATGCCACCAAGTCGTATTTCTTGATTATCTTCAGGGCTATACCCATTATGGTTTGCCAATGCATCGTAGTGTACAGAAAGCACACCAGTACTCGTAGTTTCTTCCTGGACTCCATGTACATGAATAGTAAAGTCGTTATTACTATCAAACACAGCAGCCGTTAGGTTATACCGACCCCCTGTTTGCCAAACGTGTGTTAAATCTTTGTTATCATACCTAATTTCAGCAGTGTGAATCATGTATACACGATCACCTGTACTTTCCGGAGGTATTCTAGTATATTTGCGTTCCCCTGCCATTATTTACTCCTTATTTTGCTGTAGACAGCAACTTCATAATTTTTGCCTTGAAATCATCGTCAAATTCATCGATAGGCTTCAAGTCTAATTCGGTTTGTATGCTCGTAGCCAGCGGGGCCTTAGCGGGTTCTTCAAATACAGGCATTACTGGTTTGTTAACTTTAGTACTCAAATTGTTAACTTCTAACCGCTTACTTGCATAGTTAATGCTAATACTCCATTTCGTTTCGTAGCCGCTCCAGTCAATTTCCTGACCTAAATAGTTTAAATCTACCATTTGATACACGTTTCGTTTCCGTGCGGGAAGTCCTTCTAAAATACTCTCTAATGCAAGTCCCATTTCCACCTTAGTCTTAATCTCAATTAATGTCGAGTGGATAAATGTCTTGTCAGTTTCAGGAGCAATTCTTACAATATTATTTTTTGTTACAAAAAGATCCCAAGCTAAGGAAAAACCTGCCCAAGTATCCCCAGGTTCCATAACTTTTTCAATTTCTGCAATAATTGAATTTATTTCGTCATTAAACTGAGTAACACCATTTTTCATGGTATACGCAGTGTGTCTAACTTTCTTTCTTGAAAACATATTTTTTCCTCGTTTTAGAAAAGGGGGGAAGAAACCCTCCCCCCGAATTTACACCTAATATTAAACTATAACTTAGACAGTACCTTCGTCGTAGTTACGTTCAAGAGCCGCGATAAGTGAAACAATGTTTGACTTAGAACGGTTAATTGTACCAGCAGAGGATACGTACTGAGCTTCATTCAACCCAAGTGCTACAACAATAACAGGTGCAGGAGTAGAAGCAGAACCTGCCCCACGCTGAACGTTACCATCATAATCATATGAGAAGGTAGCAGAAACTCGCTTAGTTGGCCAAGAAGGGTTTACTAAGCCTGAGATATCAGTACTATCTTTATCCTGTACTACAACAGCCAATGGCGTATTGTAGTTTTTTCCGGTTGGAACAGTAGCAGCCAAATCATTTTCGAAGAATACGAAGAACTTAGCAAACTGATCATCCTGCAACGTAGCACCAAAGTTGACGTTAAGCGTTGCTAAGAAGTTGAATGTTCGAGTTCCGTCCTGGGCATCTACGAATTCAATAGCGTTAGTGTCTGCTTCCGCAAAACTATCAATATATACACCTGATGCGGTTACAAGAGTGTCACCAACAAATCGGAGTAAGCTATCCCCAGTTTTACCGACAACAGTACCACCAGCATCGGCATCGATATCGCTATTTTGACGTAAGAAGTACTGTACTTTTTCATATATATCTACAGTAGTATTTACACCGCCAGCGCCTTCACCAGCAACGTTAGTATCTCCATCAATGATTACAGTAAACGGATAGTTAGTACCTGCAATTTCACGTGAGCCTGCAAATACTTCCCAGTTAGTAGCATCACTTGGAGGAGCAGTAGCAGTATTGACACCAGTCTTATTGATGTACCACTCACCTGCTTCTTGGATAACATCACCAATTGCATAGTCGCCAGCCCCAGTACTGTGTGCAACGCCTGAGATCTTATCGTTAGTAACCAAATCACCACTTGCATCACGAACATAAGTGATAGTTGTAAGATCATACGAAGGACGAACAGCAGAACCACCGGTATCAGTACTGCTATTAGCAGTTGCTACTGTAGGGGTCATAGTAAAGGTTGTATCACTAGGAACCGACAGAATTGCCGTAGTAGTTTCGTTGAAATCAGTCTCAGTGGTAAAACCAGTAATAGTCAAAATCTCACCAATAACTAGACCGTGTGCAGTACCCGTAGTATAAGTATGAATAGTACCGTCAGAAGAAGCACTAACACTAACACCCCCAGAAAGGAAGCCTTCCAAATGAGGCACTTTCAAGTCCGCCTGAGTCGTAAGAGGGAATCGGTATGCTTGATAAGTTACTGAGGATACACCGATATCACTAAAGCGCGAAGTACCGTACGTAGACTGCCACTCACGAACAAACAACTTCAGAATATTAGTTGCACCTGTTTGATCCCGATAATCCGCTCCACCATTTGCGTACATTTGAACTGCTTGATTAACCGCACCAAACTGTTTAAAGTTAAAGGTATTGGTAGTAGAAGTTTCATCTTGTACTTGCTGATAATATACTTGGTCACTTGACCCAAGAATACCAAGAGAGATAATGGAAGACCATTCTTCTTGAATCACGTTAGAAGTATCTTTAACAGACCAACCACCATCACGAATTAATTCAATAGTAGTAGCATTAACAGTACCGGAAGTTTCAACTTTATCCCAGTTCCATCCGTTGATCATCTCGAACTGCTCGTCCGTAATTGGACCCATTGGGAAAGGAAACTTGATCAAGAGTGCATCTGACTGCCAAGCATCTTTGAGAGATGAGTAGACGGCTTTCAAAGAAGCCCCATCATCGCCTAAGTTACCTTGAACAACCAAACCAATTTTCTTGAGATCCCAGTCAATAATAATTTCGTCAGCAGTAATAGCCGCAGAAATATTATTCGTAGCAGTAGTTAAGTCAAAGCTGGTGCCTGCTTGAGAAGCGCCACCCGTTACAGCAGATTGCGTAAGAGTTGCCAATGCGGCAGTATTTGCCCCACCAACTGTAGTTACTGTAAAGCCAGTAACAGCCCCAGTACTTACAGAAGTAACAGTTACTTTAGAGCCGTCTGATAGTTCAATTACATTATCTACGACATAGCCACTGCCTGCTGTAAAAGTGCCATTACTGCCTACGTCATCATAGTCAATAGCGGCTGTTTGTCCATTAATAATATCGCCGCCAATACTGGATGCGATAGGAGTAGATACTGTCGGTACGTGTACTGACAATTGATCCGGATCCTTCTGGACGTTAGAAGTTTGAAAGAAATTAGCCATTTAGTTTTTCTCCTAATAGCTTGCCCTAAGTCTAGGACATTATAATATATACTTTTTAATAAGTATATCTAAGTAGCCTCGACTGTTAGACCGTTCCCGAATCATATTGCCTGTCAGAACTCTGAAAGAGCGATATAGTCGTATCCGCACTAGCAGTCAAAACTTTTTGAACTCGAAAGAATTCAAAATTTAAATTATGTGCTACAATTACTACATTAATATCTCCTCCGGAGGTATCATATGAGCTTGTAACTTTATACTTTCCAGCATTTGCTGGATCTGTTACTATACTGTCAAATGTGCTAGTGTCGGGGGTAGCCCCAACTCTTTCAGCTCCTACTAATTCCGTATAAGTTAAAGGATTATTTAAATCAGTATAACTATAGACTCTTAACTCAGTGTCATCTTCGATATTATCAATAACCAGTGCTTTTGCTGCGACAAAAACTACAGAAGAGCCAGCACCCACATTAGTTACAGTAGGTGTATTACTAGCACCATTCAAAGCAACTGTAATTTCAAAACCACTTGTATTTCTTATAGCGGCACTAGTAGACCCATTAGCCCCAAAAGTAGTATTATCAAATACTATATTTGTAAAAGTAATCGAGGTATCGGCAGTATAAGTAGTAGCTGTAAATTCAAAAGCGTGACCAGAGCCTACATTAATTATATTACAGTTATTTATTCCAGTAGTGGTTCCGAAAGCAGCATCTGTAATCATGGCTACTGCAGAAGCGGAGCGGGGTCGTATATCTGAACTTTCTATCGAGCCTCCCCCTAACGTAAGGGCTATTGCATCTACTGTGCCTCCTGTAATTTCTACGCTACTATTCATAGTAATAGCTCTAAGCCCTAGCAAAGCAGAGGAGGTAACTGTTGCTGACCCTGTAGTACCTGTAAAAATTAAGTCAGGTCTATTAGTAGCAGTAGATACTGCTGAAGACTGAAAATTGCAGTTAGTCATACTAAAAGTAGTAGAAGCATTTCCCAAGTTTACTGTCCAACCAAGCCAAGTACTAACAATAGCTGCTTGATCCACGTGAATAAAAGTTTTATCTGATTCTGAAAAAGTTGTTGCAATTGCAGTACCTGCAGTAGCTCCTTCTCCAATTGTAAGTCGACAGTAAAATAAATCTGCTCCTGCTTGAGTTACTAATAAACCTTTATATCCGTTAGTTTTGTTAGATTCCGTAGTTCGAATAAAGGCTATAGTATTATCTGTAGTTCCATTAATATAAAATGGAGAGGCTTCAGTACCTACAAATGTAATAAAATTATCTAGAAAGGTATTAGGTTTATTACCAGATCCGGCATCGTTATTACTTACTCGAAACCCTATGGCTTCGACATTACTAGTAGTAATAGTTCCTGATAGTGAGGGTACGTCACACCAAATAGGAGTATAACCTCCCGTAGCCGGATAGAAAGACCCTAAATTAGCAATGCCGTCATTGGTACCGTCATGGATTAAGACATCATAAGAAGTAAGAGTAGTACCTACAGAGGTATTTAACCAGTAGAGAGTAGCGCTACCAGAGCTTGATAAATCTCTGATAGCATTATTGCTCGCACCTACGGCTTGAATAAAGTTAGCTGCACTGTCAAAACGAGTTTCGATACAACCAGTACCTTGCAATTCAAATCCATCCGCTACGTTGACGGCTATAGTATTACCCCCTCCAGGGGTATACTCAAGGGTGCCAACATTGACGGCATCCATGTTATTGAATACTGTGGTACGTGTACCGAAAGCCATTAAGGATTAGCTCTGGTAACATCCTTGACTACTTTAACTTTTCCAATAAGTAGAGTTTGAACATTTCCCGAATCATCAACTTGTTGAATATCATAGTTATAGGTTTTAGCCTCTAACGGGCCTGTAAGGGCGCGGGCCGCATTAAGATAAACAATCCCTACGGTAGCACTTGGCCCTACAGGAACGACAGAAACTTGAAGATCTCCCGGGTCGGGATCATCAATATTCGCTTTTAGAGTGAGAGTGTAAGTATAGTTTGTTACATCCGTAATAGTGCCGTCAGAGCTGATTACTAATTTAATAGTCCAATCGTCTCCGCGCACTAAAGGATTTAAATCTTTTGCTGTATATGACATAGTAGGTTCACGGTGCCTGGCCAATAATTGTTAGCCTAGTAAAACATTTCTGAACAAATTATAGCAAGTGTCACCTACTATGTCAAGAACTATTTTTTGAAAGGTGAATCCCTTCAAAAGGGGGGTTACTGACAATTTTTAAAAGTCTAAAACATACTCCAAGTTAGGTTTAAAGAACTTTGGACCTTTTAGTACTTTTCCATCAGATCTATAGACAGGCTGGCCGTCTTCTCCGAGTTTGCTCATATTACTGGCATGCACTTCTGCAAAACAACAGTCTAAATCAAGGCCAAAGGAGTGTCCTGCCCCATATACAACATATAAAAGATCTGTAAGAGCATCAGCAACTTCCACAATATCCATAGCCGCAAGCGCATCTTTAAATTCTTCTAGCTCCTCAGCTATTAATTCAACTCTTAGCTGTTGAATTTCTTCGCTAGGCATTTCAGGAATATCTTTTATTTCCTGCCCAAATACTTGCATAAAATCTCCTACAAGTTCGAAATTAGTACCATTTGACATTGTCGTTAACTCCTTGTCTTTTTTTCTCTCGTTTAATTGCTGCCTTGCGAGAAAGGTGTTTATGAGTACTTGGTTTCTCATAAAACTCTTTTGATTTATAGTCCCAAATCAGCTCAGCGCTTTTTCGTTTAAATATCTTTAATGCTCTTTCAACATTATTATTTTTTACAGTAACTTTCAACTTATTCCTCAATCTTCCTATCTACATAAAAGATATGGTTGCCTATCTTATTAGATACTACCATATCTTTTGTCCAAATAGGAGCTTTTATATAATCAGCATGGTACCAAAGAGCTCCATCAGTTTCGTCCCACATTAGACGATTAGCATAAAATAGTTTCCATGCTATTGATAGAGCTGCTCCATATGCTCCATGGTCATTAATACTTTTGCGCTTTCCGCAGTACCAAGTAAATTGGCATTTTCTTTTGTATTTTTGAGTAACCACCCCACAGATAGTATTGGGGAATCTTTCCGAAGCTACTCTATTAATAGTAACATATCCCACTGCTACCCTACCCGCTACACTTTGATTTCTACTTTCAAAGTAAATATTATTCGCCAAGCAGTATATCTCATTAGTGTCTTTTGGGCTCATGTATACTTGAGAGGCTGATGAATACGCAACGGCGGAAATTGCTATTAAGCTTGCTACTATACTTTTACGAAAAACCATCCTCTATCCTTTAAGTACTTAGTCTGCTTTACGCATGCATTATAAGATCTATCTGGAAAGTTCCTCTCAAGTTCTTCTCTAGAACTTTGATGGTATATCTTACTCAGTAGCTTACGTTCGTCATGAGTCCATGGTCTTTTTTTATATTTTTTCATAAAAACCTTTCATGGCTATATTTAATATGTAGTATATATCATTCCACCTGAAAAGTCAAGAAGAATTTTTAGCTAACGAAAAATTTTTCTTGACTTTCAGATTGTATTCTTGTATAATAGTATAAATTCACAAGAGTAAAGCTCGGAGATAGGGTATGGTTTTTGGTATCGATATAATTATTTTCCTCTTTTGCTTAATCGGCTGCGGTATTACTACCTGGAGCTTAGGGCATAAAGATGGGGTAGAAGATGCCGTTCAATATTTTATCGACAATGGTACTATCGATGTGGATGAAGATATAGAAGACTGATACGTCTATAACTATCAAAATAATATAACTATTGAGTACCGAAAGGGCTCAGGCCTAGCGAAAGCAGGCTAAGATCATAAAATGAGGAGACATTTATGACAAATTCAAGATTAGGTATGGCAGACTTAAACAAAGTATTGTTTGGTTTTGACCGCTTCATGAACAACACGGCACTGTTCCAAGAGAACTTTGATGGTACTTATCCTAGATTTAACATTTTATCCAATACGGAAAGTGGTAATAAAAGGATTGAGATTGCTGTGCCCGGATGGAATAAGGCGGATATCGACATATTCCTTCACGAGGGCGTTCTAACTGTAGAGGGGAAGAAAAAGTTAGATACTAAAGAAGACAATGAAACATATGTATACAAGGGCTTAAGTGGTAAAGCGTTTAAACGAGTCTTTGGTGTTCCTGAACACGTTCATGTAGTTTCCGCTTATTGTGAGCGGGGCCTGCTTTGCATTGATTTGCATGAAGAAGTCCCTGAAGCATTGCAACCAAAGAAGATTGCAATTAATTAGGAGAAGACGTGTGAGAAATATTAACAAGGCTGAAATGGTAGAGCTTACGGCTACAATCGTAACTGTGCTATTAGTTCCTGTAGGTTTAATAGGACTTATCTTTACGCCCTTAGGGCTGTAAGGTAGAGATGGGGGGCTTAGGTCCCCCTATTTTAAGGTAAATAATATGGCATTTCAGCTTTTAGGGGGATTATTATCCTCTGTAGCGGGGTTAGGGCAAACTTATTTAGAAGGTAAGAATGCTGTGAGTAAGGCTAAATCTGAAGCAAAGGCAGCAGTCATAGTCAAAGCAGCCGAAAGTGAAGCAGACTGGGAAAGGATCATGGCGGAGAATAGTGGCCAATCTTGGAAAGATGAGTGGTTAACTCTCCTGTTTAGTATTCCTTTAATTATGGCCTTCCTTCCTAGTATGGTGCCTTATGTGAAAGAAGGTTTTGTAGTTTTAGAAACAATGCCAGATTGGTATCAGTATACTTTAAGTGTTATAGTTGCTGCATCCTTTGGTGTAAGATCAGCAGTAGGGTTTATGAAGGCAAAAAAGTAGATATGTACTACGATAAAACTTTAAATATAGATAAATTAGAACAACAATTAAAGATTGATGAAGGAGTACGATATGAGGTCTATCTTGACCATCTTGGGTATCCTACTTTTGGTATCGGTCATCTTATTCGCGAAAATGATCCGGAATACGGGTCGCCTGCTGGTACAAAAATATCAGAAGAGCGCGTTGCGGAGATATTTCGAGTAGATATAGTCAGCGTTTTAAACGATTGCGATATACTATACGACAATATTTGGGAAGATTTCCCTGCAGAAGTAAAAGAGATTTGTGCGAATATGATGTTCAATATGGGACGCACTCGCTTAACTAAATTTCAGAATATGAGATTAGCCCTCGCAGCGGGGTCATGGAAACTTGCGGCTCTAGAAATGCAAGATAGTAAATGGTATTACCAAGTAGGAGACCGCTCCAAAAGACTGGTAGCTCGAATGAACAGCGTATAGTGTACTTATGCGTATGTAATAAAATAACTGAAAAAATGCTAGAAGAGAACTCCTCTCTAGCCCATAAAATAGGGAGTAAGTGCGGAATATGCGTGAAAGATCAAAAAATAGTAGCGGGACAGATAACGTATCTAAGAGCTCCGAAAAGCTAGACGCTTGTTACCAAGGTCTTTTTTGGTGCCACATTCGTGAAGAATTTCATAGATGGCCAGAGCACATTAGCTTTTACGTTAGCAAAAGAATCTAGACAGGAAGAAGGAAAAAACCATGCTGCCCTGCCCTTTTTGTAAAAATCCTTTAGGGTTTTCACTTGATTTCATTATAAAAAATCCTATATCTGCCTGTCCGGGGTGTAAAACAGTCTTCAACTTTGCTGTTGAGGATGAAATCAAAGGCAAGATGAATAAGGCATTGCATGAAATTGAAACCGTAAAAAAGCGTTACCAAGGTTTGGTAAAATTTAATTAAGGATATAAATGAGTATAGCAAGCAAATTTGTCGGTCTTCCGATCGAACAATTGATTACTGCCCCGATTATCGGTATGGCAAAAGGTCAAGCACAGCTCAACGATGTTACTTGGCAATACATTCAAGAAGTAGCATTTACAAAAGATGAGAAAACTGGTAAAACAGTAGCACGATCTCTTGACGTTGAGATGAACCGAGTTATGACGGACGGCGAAACAGGGGAGCAATCAGTACAAACTTTGTATAGTAAAGTTCCAATGTTGCCACTAGTACCTCTGCCCTCTCTCGCAATCACATCAGCAGATATTAGCTTTATGATGGAAGTACAAACTTCTACTCAGGACACTAATGAAGTTAAGAGTGAAAGTGAGATCAAAGCATCTATCTCCGGGGGTTTTTGGGGTGCAAAATATAAAGCATCTATCTCTGGTAAGGTATCTACTAGTAAAGAAAGTATTCGAAAAACTGATAATACCGCAAAGTATGAAGTCGCCGTTCACGCAGAACAGTTACCTCCTACTGAAGGTATGTTGAAGTTATCTGACTACTTGACACAAATGCTGGAGCCTTCTTTAATTCCACTGACGCAAGACCCTAATGGCGGCGGCTAAACTACACTAAATTCTAGGATAAGAATATGTCAAAATTAAGTATTGAAGAGCTAGTTTCCGGACTGTTGGAAAGTGCGATGGTAGCCCAAAGTATTAGTCAACAGCAACATATCAATTCATTAAAAAATTACTTTAATGATGACGGTACTCCCAAAGTAGTCTCGTTCCAAGTTGATGGTAGGCACATAGATTTCCCTCTTTATATTCTAGCAGATCATGGGTCTGTTGGACTTGATAAGTTAGATATTGAATTCGAAGCTAGGTTATTATTTGGCCAAAGTGGGGATGAGGTATCTCAAGTAAAGAAAGATGTTATGGGTCTATTCAAAGAAAAGGGGGATGCTTATAAACACAATATTAAATCTATTACTGTAGACAGTTCAAAATCTGAAAATTCTGGTGTTGCAAAAATTAAAGTACGTTTTAAAGCAGACGAGAGGCCGGAAGCTGTATCCCGGCTTCTCGATTTATACATTAATAGTCTAGAAGATCCGACACAACGATGAAAGGAATAGAAGAAGTGGAATTAAATAAATTGAAACAGCTAGTAATTGCTATGGAAGAATGTGGCGAGCTAATTCGAGCCTGTTCTAAAGTATTAAGACATGGGACTGTAGACGACCCTAAGTACCTACAAAATCTTACTGAAGAAATGGCAGATGTTATTGCTATGATGAGAATTCTTAAAGATGCCTATCATATAGATGCCAGTAATCTAGAGGATTTAGTACAGAAAAGACTAACAAAAATGAATCAGCAGGGGTATAGCTGATGTTTAGTTTAGTTATACTGTTTTGGATTTTCATTCTAGTACTGTGTTCCGGGTCTGTATATTTAAGTGAGAAAGAAGACGAAAATTCTTGACATTGTAGTCAAAATCTTATATAATAACATTTCAACTAGCGGGAGTATACCAAAATTAATCTGTTTTATTTAGATAAAGACCTTGATCTTTGTGCTCAATATCATGTGGACAAACACGTAAATAAAATGATATTAGAAGCTGCACAGCTTATATGTACAAATCTATGGGTAGATCATTTATTTGGTTTCGTACCTCGCCCTATAACAAAAGAAGAAAACACACTATTGCAAACTACTCGCAAAGAGCAGAAAGAGCTTCCTATGGAGGCTCGTGTGTTTCCATACCTACCTACAATGCAAAATCACCCTTCCGCGGTGTGGGTACGTTCCTCATTAGAAAATTTCTGTTGGACTCACAACTATGCAAACGCATTAGGCAGTGAAGCGCACTATAGATATGGAAGTAGGCATAAAAGCTTAGAAATGATTAATAGTCTTCCTGAGCCAAAAAATATGGAAGACCATGGGTTTACTCAATTCGCCCTTGCAATGACAGAAGAGTTAAAAGATTACGATAATCCTATAGATTCTTATAGAATGTTCTATATGCTAGACAAAGGCACAATGGCTGAGTGGAAGCATAGGGATAAGCCCCATTGGTGGGACGAAGAATTATGTGATTATGAAACTAGAATTAGTAGGAGAGAAAAATGACAAATGTAAGCCTTATAGGAATGACAACCCCCAGTGCGACTAGTGGTTGTCATAGTGCAGCAGAGCTAATTGCCTATGCCGCTCGGGTGAGTAATCCTAATAATCAAAATAATTTAAAAACAGCAAGCAAACTATTAGGATACCTTATTAGAGAAGGACATTGGTCTCCATTTGAAATGGTAAGTGTCACTATGGAAATTGAAACTACTAGAGATATTGCAAGACAGATTTTACGTCATCGTTCTTTCTCATTTCAGGAGTTTAGTCAAAGATACGCTGACCCTACCAAAGATCTTAGTTTTAATACTAGAGCTGCAAGACTGCAAGATCCTAAGAATAGACAAAATAGTATAGAGTCTGATAATGATGGGTTAGAGATTGCGTGGCATCAGATACAAAGAGAAGTAATTAGAGCGTCTACTGAGGCATATAAGTGGGCTATTGATAAGGGTATCGCTAAAGAGCAGGCAAGGGCTGTATTACCAGAAGGAAATACTGTAAGTCGTCTGTATATGAGCGGTACACTACGTTCTTGGATTCACTACTGTGATCTTAGACGATCTCATGGCACACAAAAAGAGCATATCGAAGTTGCTAATATTGCTTGGGAGATACTAGGAGTACATTTTCCAGATATTATTAAAGCAGTAGAGGATAATGAATATCATGTATAATAAGGATAGAAGAAAGCCTAAGCACTACAATTATATTGATTATACTAACTCGACTAAAGATATAGAAAATATGTTAAAAATTTGCTATAATTTATGTTTGAGTGTTGCTTTTATAGGTCTTTTATTAATTGGAGTAATGATAGTAATATGAGCAATGGAAAAAAGTTCGATTCAGAAAAGGCTAGAATGTACCTACTCCCTCCTAAAGCTACTGTAGAAGTATCTAATGTTTTAACTTTTGGGGCTAAAAAGTATGATGAACAGAACTGGAGAAAGTTAGATAACTTACAGAATAGATACACGGGGGGTGCACTTCGGCACATATTTGCACATATGGATGGCGAGTTAAACGATGAAGACTCAGGGTATTCTCATTTAGCTCACGCGATCTGTTGCTTATTATTTAAATTGGAGATAGAATTAGAAGATGGCAAGAATAAAAAAGAAGGACTACGAGGACTTGACAGACTCGAATATAGCAAAGATTATAGAACTAATGAGTACGGAGAATGGTAACAAACCTATAACTAAAAAACAAGCGTGTGATATTCTCAATATTTCTTATAATACTAGCAGACTTGATAAAATTATATCTGAGTACTTAGATCATAAAGAGTATGTACTACGACGAAAAAGTGTTAATAAAGGTAAAAAGGCTACTGATGGAGAAATCAATAGTGCTATTAGTGACTATTTAAGCGGTGACAGTATTTCTGTAATTGCTAAAAGTCTTTATAGGTCTCCTTCTTTTGTAAAGAATATTATAGAAAAGACAGGAGTACCACAAAGACCTGCTAGAAAAGAGGAAAGAAGGCAGCCTATGTACCTTCCAGAAGAGTGCGTATCAGAAAGTTTTGTAACAGATCAAATTGTTTGGTCTGCGAAGTACTTTAGCGCTGCTCAAGTACTTTCAGAAATTTCTGTAGACTATCAAGCTGAAAAACCCGGCTATAGTGATACTAACTACGAAAGTATATATGGTAATAAAGCATACTCTATATATGTTATGCGCCCCATGGCTGTTAGTGGAGACTTTATTGTTGATGCTCCAACTATGGGAGGCTTCAATGCATTTTCATTAGCATGTGAACTTGGAAGCCTGGAACATCTTAAAGAGTACGGAATTGATTTATCACGTATCTAAAAAAATATCTTGACATTTATATAAAATTCTTCTATAATATATTTTTATGAAGTGAGGAAACCAAAAAGATGGGCGACCGATTTTATATGCAACAATTAGAAACTCTGGGTACTTGCCCAGGTTATTTTGGAAAACCAAAAAGGAAAAGACCGATGGCGTGGGATGACGATAAAAAAGCACGAGCAGTAAGTATGTACGAAGAATCTGCTCCAACCCCCGAAACCTCAGTAGAGATCGTAAAAGAAATCGCTGATGAATTAGATGAAACTGCAAATGGTGTAAGAATGATTCTTACTAAAGCAGGCGTCTATATCAAGAAAACCCCAGCTACAGGATCAGCTAAAACTGCTTCTACTAGTAGTACTGGAGGCACACGAGTATCAAAAGCAGCATCTATTGAAGCACTATCTCAGGCATTAACTGATGCCGGACAAGAAGTAGATGAAGATGTTGTTAGTAAATTAACAGGTAAGGCGGCTCAATTCTTTACCGGAGTTGTGACAGCGCTTAACAATTAATAGCTTTTCTCCGAAGCAGCCCTGAAGCCCCCGTCAGAGATGGCGGGAGGTTTCCCTATATTCAGTACGGCAAAAGATTTTGCTAACCTGCTTTATAGGAGCAAACTGTGAAGAAAGAAGAACTCACGCACTTAATGGGTCTCTATGGTGATGCTGTTATCACTTATAGAAGTCAGAACTCGAATAAACTAAAGTATAATGTGTGTACTTTAGAATTCAGCACTGATTATATCCAGAAAAAGAAAAACAGAGCTAAAGAAACTGACGACACGTTATTAATGTTTTGTTGGGACACTGACTCTTTTCGGCTAATGAAGCCGGGGAATATCACAAGTGTTGTTCCTCTAGCTTCGATTCTTAAAAACAATCGGAGTTAGATATGGAATTATTCGAAGAGCCTAGTATTTACGAAAGGATAATACACACTGATGAAGTTAAAGGAGATCAAGTACGACTTACCGTTAGTACTTTTCGTGGGGTTGAGTATATTAGCCTCCGAAAGTTTTATCTGGATTTCCATGAAGAATGGAAACCTACCAGAAACGGTGTCACAATGCCTATTGATTTCACGAACTCCCGAGAATTATTTATTGGGCTTACCGAAATTTTGTCCCTTGCTGAGTCAAGAGATGTAATTGAGGAAAACTTTAAAGATCTACTCGTAGACCTTTATGCGAAATAATTCTTAGGAATAGGGAGTAAATAGTTCTTGACTTTTACCGCTTTTGCCAGTATAATATACATTCAAATTTAGGAATAATATAGATTGAAAACTTTTCTTGACAACGCATCTAAGGCATATTATGAGGGCAACCCTATTCTATCTGATGCCGAGTTTGATTCTTTAGCGGCTAAATACAACTATATATCAGTAGGACATACCGTCACAGATGGTATTCCTCATCTATATAAAATGTATTCACTAGAAAAAGAAACATTAGAAGATACCTCTTTCTTGTCTCGACTCCTTGAGTTGCAGACAGTAGAAAATAGAATCTGTACATCTAAATTAGATGGCGCTGCGATCTCTATCGTGTACGTTAATGGCTACCTAGCAGTAGCTCTTACCCGAGGCGATGGAAATATTGGTAGAGATATTACCGATAAAATTGGTACTATTGTCCCTAAAACAATAACTCACCAAGGCACAGTGCAAATTACTGGGGAAGTTGTATGCCCCGAATCTGTAAATAATTCTCGTAACGCGGCTGCTGGGTCACTGAACCTCAAAAGCTTAGCAGAATTCCGTCAGCGTCCGGTAACTTTTGTTGCTTACGATTGTCAGAGTAATGCTGGGTTTGCCGCAAATGAGGATAATTATGCAGTTATGTTAGACAAACTAGCCCTTGAAGGCTTCAACGTGATTACTCACTTTGACGCATCGAATTATCCAACTGATGGGATAGTTTGTAGAGTTTCGTCTAATAGCAAGTATAACAACTTAGGTTATACTAGTCATCATCCTAGGGGAGCTGTTGCTCTCAAATCAAAGAAAGATGGTATAGTAACTACTCTGGAAGATGTAGTGTGGCAGATAGGTAAATCTGGAGCAGTAAGCCCTGTGGGTATATTGACTCCTGTTCTCATTGGGGATGCGGAAGTGTCCCGAGCTACTTTACATAATATAGAGTACATCAGAGACCTAAACTTAGAGATAGGTTGCAGTGTTGAGGTAATACGGAGTGGAGAAATCATACCCCGCATTTTACGACGAGTTGACATTTAGATGCCACCTGGCAAAAAATATACCTTGACAGACAACTAATTTTCTTATATAATTACTCTTTAAATACTGGAGCTACAACATCAAAATGACAGCAATACTTCCTCCTACAAATTGCCCTAGTTGCAGTTCTGTCCTTGAGTGGGTAAATAATGTTATTTATTGTAGAAACCACATCTGTGGTGCCAGAGTAGAGAAAAAGGTAGAGCATTTTGCAAAGACCCTTAAAATTAAAGGTCTCGGCCCAGCTGCTATTGCAAAGCTAGGCTTGTCTGAGTTATCTGAAATATATGATATGGATGAAACTGAGATTGCAAATGCCCTTTCTTCTGAGAAACTTGGTAATAAACTTTTTATGGAAATCGAAAATAGCAGAAATGCTCCGTTAGACTTAGTTCTACCTGCTTTCGGTATTCCATTGATTGGTAACACAGCAACTAAAAAGCTGTCCACAATTATATATTGTTTATTTGAATTAAATATTGAGACATGCAAAGCTGCTGGATTAGGCCCAAAAGCTACAGAATCTTTAATGAATTGGTACGGGACTTTTGATTCTGCTCCCTATCCTTTTGATTTTTGTTTTTCTAGTAACCAGCCTGTTTATGAGTACGAGTTTGGTAATAAAGGCGTTGTATGTATAAGCGGAAAATTGAAGAGTTTCAAGACTAAAGCTGAAGCTACAGAAGCCTTGAACCATGCTGGCTATGGAGTAAAAAGTAGTCTTACCAAGCAAGTAACTATTCTATTAAATGAAAGTGAGATAGAATCGAGTAAAACTAAACAAGCCAGAGACTCTGGCATACAAATTTCAACAAACATTAATGAATTATTGGAGATATAATAAATGGCACTTCCTAAGTGGACCGAAGAGCGTACTGCTCAATTAACAGCTTTCGTAGGTAATGAAAGTCCTATTTCTCAAGCAACTGTCGCAGAAGCAGCAGATACTCTTGAGACTACCCCTCGCTCAGTTTCTAGCAAACTGCGTAAGATGGGTCTTGACGTCGAACTAGCCTCTGTTGCAGTAGGCAAATCTTTTTCAGACTCTCAAGAATCTACGCTCCGCGCTTTTGTTACTGATAACAGCGGTGAGTACACGTATGTACAAATCGCAGATCATTTTGAAGACGGCGCGTTTTCTGCTAAATCAATCCAAGGCAAAATCTTGTCTATGGAACTGACAGCTCACGTTGCTCCTACCCCTAAAGTAGAACCTGTACGAACGTATAGTACTGCTGAAGAAGCCACTTTTACCACTATGGTTGAAGCTGGTGCTTTCGTAGAAGATATTGCTGCTGCTCTTGGTCGAGAGATCAACTCTATTCGTGGTAAAGCTCTTAGCTTGCTGCGTTCTGGTGACATTGACGCAATCCCTCGTCAGCAGAATACTAAAGGCGGTGCAGCGGCTGATCCGTTTGCCACCCTTAGTAACATTGCGGGCATGACGGTTGAAGAAATCGCTGATGCAATTGGCAAAACTCCACGTGGAGTTAAAACTATGCTTACTCGTCGAGGTTTAACAGCTTCTGACTATGATGGCGAAGCACGGGCTGCAAAAGCTGCCTCTGCTAGCTAATAAGTATTTACTAATATAAATTAGTAGAAAATAACCGCTACGGGGTTTACGCTCCGTAGCGGTATCTTTAATGTTCGGGGGAACGACAGTTGAATATAGCAAGTGCTTTAATTAAACAGACTATTGAAGGAGGAGATCTAGAAACTTGGTCATATATCAAGAAAGATTACCTTCCGTCTGAGTACCATAAAGTATTTGACTATATTGATAATTATTTCGATAATTACTCTCGCCTACCTACATTTGAAGATCTTAATCTGTCTTTGCGACACGCACAGACAAAAGAAAAGATACTAGCAATACAATCTCTAGAAGTAGAGGCAGACGCCTTTACGCTTCTGCAGTACCTTAAAAATGAGTACACCCAGAAAGAGATCTTCACGTCTCTCGATTCTTATATTGATAATACTGCCTTGTTTGCAGAAGCAGAAGAATCTGTTGAAGCATTGCATCAAATTGTTCTTGATATACAAGATAAGGTAGACTTAGAAGTACCCTCAGAATCTATGCAAAGAATATCTTTGTTTGACTCTGAAGACGATTTAGGAAAGTACCTGCCCCTCGGTCTCAATACAGAGTACGACCAAAGCATTTCGTTTTCCCCCCGAGACCTTGTGCTCGTTGGTGGTAGACGAGGGGCAGGGAAATCTATCGCTTGTGCTAATGTAGCCGCTGCTGCATATCTCACAGGTAAGTCTTCTATGTATTTTACTATCGAAATGGATAGTAGGCAAATTCTTCAGCGCATCTGTTCAATCGCAACGGGTGTGCCAACTAATAGAATCAAAAGTAAAAATCTTAGTATAACGGAGTGGGATAAAGTAGCCGCTTGGTGGGCCGCACGATTTACACTCGGTCAAGAACGTCTAGATGAGTATAGAGAACATAGAGATTTTGATAAATTTCACCAAAAACTTAGCCTTGGGGAACTTACTCCAGCACAGCAAGTAGATGTTATATATGACCCTTCTCTTACTCTTGGAAAGATCAGAGCAGAATTAGATAAGAAAGTATCTATTCTAAAACCTTCTGTAGTTATTGTAGATTATATTAATCAGGTAAAGAGATCGAATATCCCGAGTAGAAGTGGGGGCCAGTATGATTGGACAGAGCAGATTGAAGTAAGTAAAGCTCTCAAGTCTATGGCACAGGAGTACGAAGTTTGTGTATTTAGTCCTTATCAAACCGATGCGACTGGAGAAGCCCGCTTTGCTAAAGGTATTCTTGATGCTGCTGATGCTGCATATTCTCTAGAGGCTTGGGATGAGGTAGATAATTGTATTAGTTTTAATTGTGTAAAAATGCGCTCAGCTCCTATGCACAGTTTCACCTCTACAATGAATTGGGACACTTTGAAGATAGGCCCAGAAAGCTCTTTAACACCTAAAGAACGAGAAGGTTCCTCGCATAAGACTGGCGAAGATATTGATGATAACATAGGGTAAAATATTTCTTGACTCTTTATCTATATTCTTGTATAATATACTTTCAATTAACGAGGATTCTAATGGTAATTTCAGGTTCGATAAATCATACTTTCTCAGGAAGAAAGCGCTCTGTTGTATCAAAAGTAAAAAAAGCTGTACCAGTGTTTCGTGCTATGGATGAACCTATATTCAAAAACAATAGAGGCGACGAGTTAAAGCAATACCCTAGTGCTCCGATGACTCCTTACCGCCCTGGTAAAGATAACTCGTATAAAACACAACATAATTTTACCGTAGCCCCCGCCTATAATAA